CGCCAGCGGCGTTGTGCGCGTACAGCAGCACGGGGTTCGCCCGGTAGGGGTCCAGCAGGAGGCTGGCCTGGTCAACGATGTCGCCGTACCGGTCCACCTGGCTGGTGGTGGCCACCACCAGGCTGCGCTCCTCGACCATGACGCCCCCCTCGGGGTCCATCGGGTCGGGGCGCTCCACCTCCTCCACCAGGGTGCGGGTGGTGAAGCTCATGCGCGTCAGGTCGCGTCGAAGGTCCATGGGTCAGTCCTCCACCACCGGCTGGATGGTGCATCGGCAGTTGATGTCCAGGGCTGGCACACCGAAGCCGCCAGGCCGCAGCGCCTGGGCCCCAGCGTACTCGCCGGTGGGGACCACGAAGGCCTGGCCAGGCACCACGGGGTCCGCGTCCTCCAGGGCCACGTGGGCGTCGCGTACGTGGTCGTCGCGGCTGCTCAACCAGTGCAGCCGCACCTTCACGCCCTGCTGCACCGCCTGCTCATAGGCGTGGTGCGCGCCCTGCTGAACCGCACCGGTGGCCATGGTGGTGGCTGCGGTACGTGCACGCCCAGGCCCGAAGGCGGGGCTGTCGCGCAGGTGCTTCACCAGGGCCTCGCCGTCCAGCCCCTCGTCCAGCCCCTGGGCCAGCGCGGTGCGCACCGCCTCCCGGCTGGTGGCTGCCATGTGCGTGGCGCTGCCACTCGCCAGGTCGCTCACGGCGTCGGTGGCGTTCCAGGTCAGGTCGAGGTCCAGCAGCCGGGCCCCGTACCGGTGGCCCTCCTTCGCGGACAGCGCCACCGGCGAGCCCAGGGCGGCCAGCACGTGCTGCGCCTCGTCGGCATCGTCGAGCACCGCTTCCAGAAGCTCGTCCAGCACACCGCGAGCCAGGCCGTCCGGTGCTGCGCGGCGACCGTGGTGCTCCAGGGCCTCCACCAGGCGCAGGGTGTACCTGGAGCGCTGGGCCCGCAGGGCGCGCAGCGTCGCCAGCCCCAGCCGGCGCTCGGCGCGGTCGTGCACCTGCTCGATGTAGCCCTTCCACAGGGTGGCCCGGCCAGCCTCGTCACCAGGCCAGCCCAGGGGTGCGCGCGTCACCAGGGCCAGGGCCAGGGCGCGCGTCTCCTCGTCCTCGTCCTCGTCCTCGTCCACCAGGGGCTCGTCCGCCGGTGCCTCCTGCTCCTGTACGGGGGCGTCGTCGAAGCCCTCGTAGGCGTAGGCGTCCGGCACGCTCATGCCGTTGGCGATGTGGGTGCCCACCCGGGCCAGGCGGTCGGTGCGGCTCTCCTGGAGCGCCTCCACCCCGCCCAGGTCGTGGCTCACGCTCAGCGCCGGGTCGTACTCCCGGGCCAGGCCCGTCAGGGCGGCATCCAGCAGCCGGCAGTCGGACGCCAGCTTCTCCCAGTACACGCGCTTCTGCTGGAGGCTGGTGGCGTAGTTCGCTGTCGGGAGCCCCACCTTCACCGGGGGGGTGCCCACCACCGCCATGGCCGTCTCGCGGTTGTAGGCGAGCAGCTTGCCGAACTCCATGTCGCGCAGGGTGGGGTTGATGCTGTCCACCTTGGCCCGGCCGCTCGTCACCAGGGCCCCACCCTCCTGGCTCACGGCCTCGTACCGCTCACGCACCGCCTTGCGCATGGCGTCGTCCCAGAACTGCGTGGGCTCCTCGGGGCTGATCACCACGTCCGGCACACCCAGCTTCGTCATGCGGGCCGCCAGGCGCTGGGCCCGGTAGTCGGACGTCAGCGACAGGTGGAGGGGCTCCACCCCGCCCACCCCGTACACGCTGGCCTTGCCCTTCGCGTAGCTGGGCAGCCGGACGTGCAGCACATCCTCGGGGGCCAGCTGTAGCTGCTGGCCGTCCAGGTCCAGGTCGTAGCGCAGGGGCTGGCCCAGGTGGCCGGCCACCACGCTCACGCACTCGGGGTGCAGCCGCACCAGGCTGGCGGGGGGGCGGCCCGGTGCAGGGCGCAGGAGCCACACGTAAGCGTTGCCAGCCAGCAGCAGGTCCACCCACAGCTGGCGGCGAAGCCCCTCGCCCGTCTCCCAGCTGGAGGGCTGGGCCAGCAGGTCCAGAAGCTCGTGCTGGTCCACCGGCTTGGCGTCAGCCCCTGCACCATGGGTCAGGTTCAGGGGGAGGCCCGCCAGGTCCTCGGCCACCCTGCTCACGCTGGCCACCAGCCAGGGGAACCTGGAGAAGGCAGACATGGCAGCGGCCGGGTCGTAGCCGGGTCGCTGGGGGGTCGAACTGGTGGCACCCTGGAGCCTGGGGGGCACCGGGTCAGGGGTGCTCGGGGCCAGGCGAAGGGCCTGGAGAAGTCGCGTCCAGAGGCTGGCCATGGCCCCATGACTATCACAGGCCAGCCGGGCCTGTCACCAGGCATCCCTCAGGTGGATTCTACCCCCAGGGTGGCCAGGGCAAGGCCCCGAACCAGGGTGGCCCGTTGCGGGCGATGTCGCACCGTGCGCAACTTCTGCACACCCCGACAGCGCCACGAGGATGCCCCCTGTCGCGTTTAGAGGGGGGGAGGTGCGCCAGCACACCGGTAGCTCGCCAATCTGCCAGCGTCGCAGAATAGGGCTCGTCAGCCACGAGGATGCCCCCTGTCGCCGGGGGCCCCCAGGGCCTGGCTCGTGTGCGCCAGCGTGCAACGGTGCGACAGACGGGCCGACAGCGGGCCTGTGTTAGGGTGGTCTGGGGCCACGGACAGCTAGCTCAAGCCAGTAGAGCACCAGCTTCTTCAGCCGGGAGATCCTGGGTCAGACCAGGGCTGTCCACCACCCCCCGGGGGAGCTACGACACCCCGGGGCGACGCCCCAGCGAGAGCACTAGGTAGCGCAGCGCGTCGCACCCGTGGTCGTCTCGCTTGAGGGGTGCGTCAGGGGCGTCCGCCTTGCCCCCGCTGGTACGCCAGATGTACCCCTCCAGTTCGCGTATCAGCTGCTGGCAGCTGGAGTGCACCAGCAGGTGGGGCCGGCCCTCCACGTCCAGGCGCAGGCGCTCGGCCACGGCGTTGATGCCTGGCCGCACCGCCTTCAGACCAGCCACGCTGTGGATGCCGTGCTCGCGTGCCAGGGTGAGCCTCGCGCTGGCGTCCTCCGGGTCGCACACGGTCAGCGCCACCTGCTCGGGGTGGCCGTTCAGCACCTGGGCGTGCTGCGCGATGGTGCGCTCGCGCTGGTAGTACTCCCGGAACACGTGCAGCACGTCGTCCTTCGGGTCGTGGGCCACCCACAGGCACGCGAAGGGGTTGCGCACCCCGAAGTCGATGGTGCGGTACACCGGCCAGGCGGGGGGCGGCTGGAAGGGTTCCACCACGTGGGTGGCCCGCATGAAGGTGGGCCAGACGCGGCCCTCCAGGGTGGCGAACTGTCCGTGCGCACGGGCTGCCAGTTCGTGCTCGCCGAAGCCCCGCAGCACGTCCGCGGCCTCGCCCTGGGGCAGGTACGGGTTGTCGAAGATGCTGAGCCAGGCGCTGCGGTGTAGCTCGTCGGGCTCCCCCACGAACCGGTCGTACACCCACGTCAGCCCCTTGAGCGGCGTCATGGTGAACACGGCCCGGCCCCTGCGGTCCAGCAGCCGCATGCGCGCCTCGTCCCACACCTGTCGCCGGTGCTCCTCGTCCAGCCACAGCCAGTCCCAGCTGGAGCCCTGGAAGCCCTCCCGGCCCATGGCGTCGGTCTTGAACAGCACGGTGCTGCCGTTGGGCAGCGTGGCCCGGCACTCCCCCCCGCCGAAGCGGTTGCGCCAGCGTGTGCCCTCGGGCAGGTACTGCTCCAGCATGGGGCGCTGAACCTCGATGCTGTCACCGCTGTCCAGGGCGCTGCACGCGATGGCAGCTGGGGCCTCGGGGAACGCCAAGGGCGACACCCCGTTGCGCTGGCACCAGTCCAGCACGGCCGGGTGGTCACGGCCGTGGGCAGCGCAGGCCGTCAGCATGGCCCCCAGGAGGGTCTTGCCCGACCGGTTGCCCCCGAAGAGGGCGAAGTACCTGGGCACCTCGCCGTTGAGCATCTGGGCAGCCAGGCGCTGGCTGGTGCGCGCCTCGGGGGCCTGGCAGCCCCTGGGGCAGCTGTGCGCCTGGCCCAGGTGGTGCAGGGGGGCCTGGCAGCTGCGGCACACCGGTCGCCACGCCTCGGCCCCGTACAGGGGGAAGCGCTTCACCAGGGCCTGGTATGCCTCCAGGGCATCCACGACCTCCACCAGGCGTCGGTGCTCCAGCTGCTCCAGCTGCTGGGGGTCCAGGGCCAGGTGGCTTGACACCTACTGGCCCCCCGATGTAGGTGTGGGAGTACCTGGGGGGGTAGGGGGGGCCGCGGACTGCAAGGCCGCAACACCGGGGAGGGGTGGTGGGTGTGGGAGGAGGGGTGGGGGCTGCACGGGCTGCAACACCACCCGAACGCGCCCCTCGCCCAGCACGTCCATCAGGCTTCCCTCGGGGTAGTCCCTGGTCGCCACGGCCTGGTGCTGCCCAGGCGGCCAGCCCAGGGCCTCGGCAGCCTCCACCAGGAGGTCGGCCAGGTCTGGCTCCTGGGCCATCACCTCGGCATCGACCTCCATCCAGAAGCCGCCGGGGTGGAGCAACAGCACCACGCCCAGGCCGGTGTCGCACCGCCAGCGCTCGGCCATGCTCACTTGTTCACCAGGGTGCCGTCGGGCAGCGCCACGGGGTGCTCCCATAGCTGCTCGGCCACGCTCGGGGGCAGCACCCCCAGGGCGGCCCTGGCCCGGTCCACCAGGGCGCTCGTGTCCACGCTGTGCGTGTGGTCGTGGCTCACCTTCACCTCCAGGGGGGCCTGGGCCCCCAGCATGCGGCTCTTCATCCCCATCAGGCTCGTCACGGCCTTCCAGCCCGCGCTGTGCTTCCGCGTGTCGGTGCTCCTGGTGTCCTGGTACGCCTGGGCCAGCAGCCGGTCCAGCTGGAGCGCGAAGCCCTGGCGCTGGGCGCGCAGGTCCTGCTCGTCGTGGGCCTTGGCCCAGGCCGTGAGAACGTGCTTCCGGTCCATGTAGACCTGCTCCAGGCTCAGCCCGTGCCGGTCGGCGAACCGCATCAGCACGTCCCGGGTGGTGGGCGCACTGATCATCAGCTGCTCCAGCTGGGCCCGCCTGGCGGCCACCTCCGCGTTGGTCGAGCGCTTCGGGTTGCCCTTGGTGTGTCCGCTCGGCACGGTGCCCTCCAGGTGTTGCATGCCATGCATCCCCGGTGTGTAGCCTACTCGCTCGCGGGGCCCGCGTCACCCGGCTCAGGCATCGTCCACCCCAGGCTCCTGGTCGGCCAGGCTGTCCGCCGGCACCCACCCCAGGCTCTCCTCGGGCTTGCCTGGGCCCTTCCACAGCACCACCACCTCCTGGTGGCCCCGGGCCAGCTTCCGGGCCTTCTTGAAGGCGTTGGCGGCCCGGAGGGGCATGCTCCCAGCGGGGGTCACGAGCACCGCTGTGTTGTACAGCTGGAAGCCCACGTCCTGGGCCTTGCCCATGAGCCAGCCGGGGAACCCCGACAGCTGCCCATCGCGCAGCCGGTAGTCGCCCACCACCCACACCGCGAAGGAGCCCGGCCGCAGCACGCGGTAGCTCGCCGCCAGCACGTGGTGGATGGCCAGCCGGAAGCCCTGGCGGTCCATGGTGCTCAGGTCCTGCTCCAGGTCGGAGTACCTCTCCAGCGGGCCGTACGGGGGGCACGTCAGCAGCCCGTCGAAGCTCTCGGGGGCGCAGCCCTCCAGCACCCCAGCGGCATCGCCGCACAACCACGTCGGGTCGGCCACCGGCACCGGCCCCACCTCGTTGCGGTGCCCCACCAGCCACACGCAGTCTCCAGGCTGGACGAAGGGCAGCACCTTCGCCTCGTAGTGCGGGTCCAGGGGCACCCCACCGATGGAGGCATCGACATGGGTGTCGTAGGCGGCCTCGGCATCCACCAGCGTCACCATGTCTCGCCAGTCGTCGGGGGCGTAGCGGTCCAGCCGCTTGGTGGGGCTGGCTCCCACGACGACGCCGACGACGGGCATGTCTCGCCCAGCGTCGCGCAGCCCGTGCAGCACCCCCGCCAGCGTCATGCCGCTGCCCACCACCACCACCAGGCGCTGGGCCTCCTGGGGGAGGTTCGCCACCTGGCCTCGCGTCTGCTCGACGGCTGCCTGGCACTGCATCCCGAAGGGCACCTCTTGCCAGCCCAGGCGCTTGGCGTCCTCCCGGGCCTTCGCCGCCAGGTTGCTCGCCCTGGGGAACTGCGCCACACGGACGGCCCCCGCCCACAGGGCCTCGCGCACCTGGGGGCCTGGCGGGCCTCCCGGGGTGTGCACCCTGCACGGGATGCCCAGGTGCTGGGCGATGCGCGCGACCAGGGCCACCTGGGGGCTGTCGGCGCTGCCTCCCGTCACCACGCCCACCCCGCGCTCGGCTGCTGCCTGGCACAGGGCGAAGCAGGTGCGGGCCTTGCCACCGCGCACCCCGGCGACGGTGTACAGGTCATCGCGCTTGAGCCAAACGCCCAGCCCACCCTTGTGGACCGAATCCCCCTCGTGCGGGTAGTGCTCCACCGGCGTCACCTCGGGCTGGCTGGTGTCCCCCACCAGGCCGGGCCGGCTCAGGCCAGCTGCGCGCCACGCCTCACAGTTCGCATCCACCTGCACCGCTCGGAGGTCGATCCCGGTGTAGTGGTAGCCCAGGTGGGCAGCTACAGCCCCGCGCACCGTGGCCCCGGCGAAGGGGTCGAGCACCTGGCCGCCCTCGGGCATGAACCAGCGCAGCATCAGTTCGCACAGGGTGCCGTCGAAGCTGCTGCCTCCGTGCTCCTGCTTCAGCCCCGCGCTGCGGTCCAGGTCGGGGCTGCTGCTGGTGCTCCCCAGGAAGTCCTTCCCCAGGCTCGGCCGCACCCCCGGCTGGTCGCGCCACCACCGCTTCCGCGCTTGCCAGTAGCCCTGGCGGCTGTCCAGCACGCTGAACGGGGGCGCGCCGAAGCGCTCGGCCAGCGTCTCTTTCACCGGGTCCGCGTACCTGCTGCCCTGCTGCACCTCGTCCAGCCAGGCCGCTGCCTCCCCCTCGGTGAAGCCCAGGCCGTCCAGGCCGCTGCCAGCATCCATGCACTCGCGCAGGATGGCCTCCAGGGCCTCGTCCTCCCAGGAGGCTAGCTCAGCGGTGCGGTTCAGCGCGACCGACAGGCGCTTCCGCGCGTGGTCATCTACGTCCACCTCCACCACGTCAGCATGGGTCCAGCCCAGGTGCGCCATGGCCAGGTGGGTGCCGTTGCCAGCCACGATGACCCCGGTGCCCTTCTGCACCACCAGGGGTGACACCTGGCCGTGGGTGCGCAGGCTGGCGGCGATGGCTTCGATGTTCCTGGCGCTGTGGGCCCGCGGGTTCGTCGGGTCCTGCTTCATCTCGTGCAGGGCCATGCTCATCACGGCCAGCCCGTGGGTGGGGGCCGCGCTGGGCGGGGCCTGCTTCGGCGTCGGCGTCGGTGCGGCCATGGGGGCCTCCTTCGGGTTCAGCCCAGCCCACACGGCCGGGTCGATGTTCACGTCGCCCAGCCGGTAGACGGGCACCTCGGTGGCCCCCCGCAGGCTGGCCTTGAAGCTGGCGAGCCCGCGGCCCGCACTGGCGGGGGTGCCCCCGATGCTCACCTGGGCGTCCAGCCCGTGGCGCTCGGCGATGCGGCGCATGTCTACGAGGTGCAGGATGCGCGCAGCCTCCCCCCCCAGGTGCTCCCGGCTGGCCTGGTAGTCCACCGGGCCCGCGGCCACGTAGACCTGGCCTGGCCCCTGCGCCTGGTGGATGCTCGCGGCCACCAGGGTGTCCCCCGCCCACAGGCCGAAGTGATCGCTACTCCCGGCCAGGGGGGGCACCTGGCCCTTGGAGTGATCGCGGCCCTGCTCGACCCAGCGGTCCACCAGGGCGTCCAGCTGGTCGGCCGTCACCGGCCCCACGGTGCAGTCCCCCCGGGCCAGCAGCCGGGCCCGCTTGTGCCTCCAGGTTCGCCAGGCTGGCCCCTCCAGGCCCACCCACTCACGGGGCGAGAACACCACCTCTCGCACCAGGGGGTCCCCTCCCACCACCTGGCCCAGGCGCTGGGCATCGAAGGGCGACAGCTGGGCACTCAGCCCCGCCTCGCGCAGCTGCGCCAGCACGCCCTGCTCCAGGTCGGCATCACCGGACAGCGACATGGGGGGAGCCACCACCTCGGCCACGTACGTCTGGAACACCTTCGACCGGCGCACCACCACCAGGCAGCCGGCCACCAGGCCGGTGTAGTACCCCCTGCTCGTGGCGAGCCACACGCTGGCCAGGTGCGCCAGGGGCGGGCCCCCGGCTGCTGCCCTGGCGGCCAGGTAGGGGGCCCACAGCACCGCGGTGTCGCTGGCGTGGACCTTGCGGAAGCCAGCCAGGGGGTTCATGCGTGCTCCGCCAGCATGCGCTGGAGGTCGAGGGCTATCTGGTTGCTGTCGGCCACGCTGGAGAGGAGCCCCAGCAGCTGCCCACCCTCGTGGGCCTGGACGATGGCTGGCTCCAGGGTGGTGTCGCCCCGCTGCCAGAAGGCCACCAGGGCGGGGGCCAGGCGCAGCATCGACGCCGCGTGGTCGGCATGCGACTCCCCAGGCCTGCGGTGCACGAAGGCCACCGGCCGCCCCTGGGCCCGGCACCAGGCACCCACGGCCAGGGCCTCCAGGTGGCCGGCCACGACCACCGGGGTGTCCAGTGCCACACCCTCCAGGAAGCTGGCCCACAGGTGCTGGTCGGTCCAGCCCGGGCTCACGGCGACGGCAAGGGCCCGCAGGCCCCTGGTGGGGGTGTTGCTCATGGGTGCCTCCACCCCCACCCTATCACCCACCGCCCAGGCGCTCGCACTGGTAGGCGGTGCAGGGCTGGCCGTCCGCGGGGTGCCCGCTGGGGCATGCCTCCTCGTCCGGCACCTGCTGGCCCACCCGGCCAGGAGGCAGCCCCGTGCCAGCGCACCTCGTGCACGGCACCAGGCACAGTCCATCCGGGGTGACCGTGTGGCCGGTCCCTTCACAGTCCTGACAGGTCATGCCAGGTCCCGTCGGTTGGCGTTCCAGGTGCCGGGGGTGGCCTCCTGGGGGGTGAAGGACGGGCCGGTGGCACTGGTGAACTTCTGCCTGTGCGGCTGCCAGCGCAGGTGCGCCACCCCGGTGCGCCCGTTCCTGGCCTTCGCCACGTCCGCCTCGGCGGCCTCGGGGTCCGCGTCGTCGGGGTGGTAGTAGGCGTGTCGGTACAGGAAGCACACGGTGTCGGCGTCCTGCTCGATGGCACCGCTGTCGCGCAGGTCCGCCATCATGGGCCGCTTGTCCTGGCGGGCCTCCACCCCGCGGTTCAGCTGGCTCAGCACCAGCACCGGCACCTTCAACTCCATCGCCAGGAGCTTCAGGGCCCGGCTGTTGGTGCTGACGCGCTCCTCCTTCGACAGGGCCTTGCCGGTCATCAGCTGGAGGTAGTCCACCACCACCAGGCCCAGGGGCTGCTTGGCCGCCAGCCGGCGCACCTTCGCGCACAGCTGGGGGGCCGTGGCGACCCCGGTGTCCTCCACCCACAGGGGCAGCCGGTAGAGGTCCTCGCTGCCACCCACCAGCTGGTCGAAGTCGCTGGGGGCCAGGTTCCCCGTGCGCAGCTTCCAGGCATCCACCCCGCTGGCCGTCACCACCAGCCGGTCCATCAGCTGCTCACGGCTCATCTCCAGGCTGGCGAAGGCGACGCCCAGGCCGGCCTGGGCCACGGACAGCGCCAGGTTCAGGGCCAGCGCCGTCTTGCCCATGCTGGGCCGGGCCGCCAGCACCACCATGTCGGTGGCTTGGATGCCGCCCAGGAGGTCGTCCAGGGCCTCCAGCCCGGTGCCCAGGCCGCACACCTCCCCACGGGCATGGGCCTCGGCCCGGCGCTCATAGTCGGCCATCCGGGCCGTCAGCAGGGTGTCGGGGCTGCTCCAGGTGGCACTGCTTCCCCGCTGGGCCAGGGCCCGCAGGGCCTGCTCGGCAGCCTCCACCACGTCGTCGAGTTCGCGGCTGGTGTCCTGCGCCGTCGCCGCCAGCGCCTGGCCAGCCTCCACGGCGCACCGGCGCATCGCCGCTCGCGTCACCTGGCCAGCGTGCCAGGCCAGGTCCATGCCGCTGGCGTGGTCGCCCAGCCCGGCCAGGTACATCGCCCCGCCCAGGCGCTCGGCCACCTCGGGGTGACCCTCCAGGCGGTCGAACAAGGCCACGGTGTCCATGGGCCGGCCCAGCCGGTACTGCTCGCGCAGCAGCTGGTAGAGCACCCGGTGGCGCTCCCGGCCGAAGTCCTCGGGCTGCACCACGTCCGCGATCTCGCGCATGCCATCCGGGCCCACCAGGAGGCTGCCCAGCAGGGCGCGCTCGGCACCGGCGGCGGTCACGATGCCGCCAGGCAGGGCACCAGGCCCTGGCGCGAGGGCTTCTGGTCGCTGCCGGTGCGCTGGCTGGGCAAGCAGCCCTCCTGACACCGGAGGCAGACGAACCGCTTGCGCACCTCGTCCACCAGCACCACCAGCCGGCTGGTGCCCTTGCTACGGAAGGTCTTCGCGCCACAGCAGCAGCACGTCGCGCGGTATCGCCAGGTCGGGTCACCCTTGTGCCGTGCACGTGTGCCCCTGGCCCGACAGCTGATGGTGTCCCGGCACAGCTGGCCGGGGGCGGCCCCGCAGGTGGGGCAGGTGTCGTCGAGGTTCACGCTGCACCCCCGGCGCTACGGCACTCCCGGCACCAGGACTGCACCCGGCGCACACGCACCCGCTGGCCGCCCCGCAGGTGGGTGGTGGTGCGGTAGCCGAACCCCTCCTCCTCGGGGTGGTCCTGGCCGCACCTGGGGCACCGGCGCAGGGGGTCCTCCCCCAGGGCCCGCAGGCGGGCCTCGCAGTCCGACAGCACGCTCGTGCGCACCTCCTGCTCCAGCACCTGGCGCAGCACGCCTCGGCTGGTCACCTGGCGCAGGGCGTACCTGGCCTCCAGTGCACGCTGCGCCACGATGAGACGCGCCTTCCGTTCGTTCCTGACAGTCACTTCGCTGCCCTCCTGTGTTGGTTGTTGTGATCGGTCCACAGCTGCTCTACGAGCGCCGCGAACCGCTTGCCCAGCTGTCGTCGCTGGAAGTCGTCGGCCATGCACCAGGCACGCCACCCGCCCACGTCCGCCAGGGCGGCCATCAGCACGGCGTCCAGGGCTGGCTTCTTCGGGGCCAGCTGCCAGGTGCCACCCGGTGGGTCGCGCCTCCCTCGCTGGCTGGCCATGCGGCCCAGGTAGTCCGCGGCCCGGCGGCCGAAGTCGGGGTCCTGGGGGGCCTCGGTGGCCTGGGGGGCAGCGGCCTGGCGCACGGTGTCCGCGCACTGCGTCGGCCTGGTGAACCACCCGGGGGTGGCCAGGCCCTTGGAGCGCAGGAACCTGGCCCTGTCGTGGGGGCTGGTGAGCAGCCAGGTCCAGCCGGCCAGCACCCCCTCGGCCGTGTGCTCCCCCACCCGCTTCGCCAGGGCGCTCACCTCGCGCTGGAGCAGGTCCGTGGCTGGGTAGCCCTGGGCCAGGAGCAGGGGCAGCATCTGGTCGGCCCACAGGTCGAAGGCTGCCTTGCGACGCCCCCGCCAGCGCTCCCCCCTGGTGGGGCGGCCCACGGCCGCCGTTGTGGCCGTGGGCCTGGAGCTATCCACAGGAGGGCACCCGGCTAGCTCCTGCTGCTGAGTATCGCACTCCCCCCCATGGGGGGCAGTGTGGCCCCCCTTTAGGGGGGGCACACGGGGGGTAAGGGGGGGGTGTGGGGGGGGAAGCTGCCACGGCCCCTCCAGGGCGTTGAACACCTCCATCGTGGTGCGAACGTCTCGCACCATGGCCCAGCCCCACCGGCGCACCAGCACATCAGCCTGGGCCGGCTCGCCGGTGGCGTGGTGCCAGGCCAGGTCCAGCAGGGCGGCCTGTTCGGGCCAGGGGCGGGGGAGCGCCTTGGCGATCGGTGGCCAGGCTTCCGGGGGGATGTTCACAGGCTTCTCCACAGCGACCGGTTCGCTCGGTTCCCAGCCCCCCAGGTGGCCGCCTGGGGGTGGCCCGGCTGAACCGGGCCCGCTGTGGAATCGAGGGTGCGGCCCCCGCCAACACAGGAAGCGGGGGCCGCGGGCCAGCACGTGGCGCAGGGGGGTGCGGGGCGTGCTGGCCGGCCCACAGCATGCCCCACCAGGGCCGCCCAGGCCAGGCCAGGGTGGGGGCAGTTGTGCACAGGGCCGACACGGCCACGAGGTTGCCCCGTGTTGGCCCCAACGACGAAAGGGGGGCCTGGACACCAGGGTGGTGGCGTCCAGGCCCCCCAGGGGCATGACTCAGGGCGTGTCGGTGGCTGGCTGGCCCAGCCTCCCGTGCAGTGCGGCCAGCCACCCCTTGCGGGGGTCCACGGCCAGGCCCAGGTCCTCGCACGCTGCGCGGTCCAGCGAGGCCCAGCCGCGGGGGGCGCTACCCCCGCTCCAGCGCTGCCAGGCGGGGGCGATGCCGGGGGTGCCGGCCCAGGTGCCCCAGGGCAGCAGGTAGGGCTTGGTCCCCAGCAGGAGCAGCACCCCGGCCCGCCCCCCCATGCGCTCCCACCAGGCGAAGTGCGTCGCCTGGTGGAGGGGGAGCTTGCTCAGGGGCCAGCGCTTCGCCGCGCATGCCTTGGCGTCGAAGCACACCGCGAGGCCCACCCCGCCCACCTGCACCAGGCCGGTGTAGTCGGGGGGGGCCGCTGCGGTGTAGCAGGCCGTGAAGGTGCCAGCCCGAAGGCCGGGCCCCAGCATGCGCAGGGGGGGCGGCGAGCGCACCAGCAGGGCCTGGCCCTGGAGGGCATACAGGTCGTGCCATCCATCCAGGGTGCGCTCCCAAGCGGCCCCTCGGTTCGCGTGGCTCACCGGGCCTCCTTCACCCACAGGGCCTCCACCATGCGCTCACCGGCCGGGGTGGGGTAGAACCGCCCCCGCCAGGTGGCCAGGTGGCCATTGGAACGAGCCCAGGCACCCCACGAGCGCATCACGTTGGAGCCCCGCCCCCGGAGCAGGGGCAGCCTGCTCGCCTCCTCGACGGTGAGTGCCAGGCGGCCCTGGCTGGCGCACCACACCTGTCGCGACACCTGGCCGTACCAGCCCGGCTCGCTGCCTGGCGTGTAGCTGTCCGCCAGCACCAGGCGTCGGGGCGTCGCCGGGTACACCAGGGCCAGCCGTCGCAGGCTCCCCACCAGGGCCGCTAGCTGGGGCCGGTGGGGAAACTCCTCGCCCAGGTCCCCCAGGCTCATCCCGGGCCAGGCCACCACGGCCGTCAGCACCTCCATCGCGGGGGTCACTCTTCACCTCGCCCGGCCGGGCTGGTGGTGCAGGGGAGGCACCACCGACCACCGTCGCCGGTGGGGGCCGAACCGGTGTCCACCAGGAGCGCGTCGCACCCGGGCCGCTGGCACCGACCTTGGATGAGCACCTGCCTCCAGTCGCTGCGGTACACCGGGGCCTCGGGGTAGTCCTCGGGCAGCAGCAGGGTGGTGCTGGGGCGGCCCCGCCAGTCGCGCTTCACCCCCTCGCTGGCGCTGGCCCAGCACGTCCGCCAGAAGGAGCAGTACACGCACTGCCAGGGCAGTTCGTAGCCCTTGCCGCGCTTCCGCTCCTTCGGCACCAGGGGCTCGCCGTCCGGCATCACCCTGGGCACGTCGGTGGGGCACCCGCTGTGCACCACCGCCTGAGTGTTCGCCAGGGCCTGGAGGTGTCGCTGTCGGCTGAACGACTGCCACCAGCCCACCACCACACCGCTGTCGCCGCAGATGCCCAGGACGTACCCGGCGGGGCTGCTGGTGGAGCGCAGGTAGGCGTTCAGCTGCCACGCATAGCTCTCATCGTCATCCCAGGGCTCCACCCCCCGGGCCAGGGCCTTCTGCACCTTGGTGATGGCGTAGCTGCTCAGGCTCTTGCACTCCACGGGGTAGCGCACGTGGTCGGGGCCGCTCAGCAGGGCGTCCAGCGTCACCGGCACCGGTGCGCCAGCGCCCAGCCACAGCTGGCCGGGGGCCCCCGCACCGGTCCAGCGCCAGCGGGCCACGGCGTCGCACAGCTGGCGCTCGTCGGCCGTGGGGGGGTGCTCGTCGTCCTGGAGCCAGTCCCAGGCCTCGCCGTCCACCCGGCCAGCGTGGTGCCGGCACAGCAGGATGGCATCGCGCAGCGCGTACAGCAGCAGGGCCTCGGCGGCGTCGCCCAGGGCGAAGCGGGCCTTCGCCTTCGCGCCCAGCTTCCGACCGTCCGCCGGGGTGTCGTGCCAGCGGTGGGCCTGGGCCCGAACGCACTTGCCCAGGGCGCTGCCCCGGAACGGGCTGCTGTGCTGGACGGGGCCGTGGTCAGCGTGCAGCTGGCGCAGCACGTCCCGGCCGATGCTCCCGGCCGCCCAGGGGGGCGGGGTGGTGGGCTGGGGGCGCGCCAGGCGCAGGCGCACCAGGCGGGCCAGGTCGGGCAGGCCGTCCAGGCGGGGGTTGCGGTCGTGGAGAAGGGTGGCCACGGGGGCCTCCTGTGTTGGTGGTGGTTCCAGCTGTGGGCTGGCCCGAAGCCACCAGGGTGCGTCACGGCCCCACAGGACGGGAGGGCCGGGGGCACCCTGGTGGCCAGGGGTCAGGGCTCAGCTGTGCTCGCCAGCGCTGTCGCTGGGCGCGTACAGGTCCGGCTCGTTGCCAGCGGCCAGGGCGTCGATGAACCGGGCCCTGTCGTCGCTGTGCCAGGTGCTGGGCCTGGTGCCACCCTTGCCCTCCAGGTAGGCGGCTACCTGCTCGTACCGCAGGCCGAACTCGCGCAGCTGCACCATGAAGCGCTTGTGGTCGGCCTCCCAGCTGGGGTGGTGCTTCGGGCGCTCGGGCTGCTGGGGCTCCTGGCCCTGGCCGCTGGCTGCGTTGCCGTCGTCGTCGTCGTCGGCGGCCAGGCAGCACATCGCGGCCAGGCTGTACCGGCGCAGGTACGTGATGGCGCTGCCCATCGCCTGGGGGTCGTCCTTCCGTGGGCGCGCGCTCAGCGTGCAGCGCAGGCTGTCGCCGCCCCACAGAAGCTCGGTGGTCACCTCCACCCGGTTCGCTTCGGCGTTCCAGCTGGGGGCCTGGAGCACCGCGATGCCGTGCTTCGACAGGATGGGGCGGGTGGCGTCGATCACGCTCGCCAGGCTGGCGAAGCGGCTGTTGAAGTGCGGGTTGTTCTTGTCGATGGTGGCGTGGCTCATCTCGGCCTGGGCTGCGGCCAGGGCTGCGGCGATGGAGTCGTGCTTCGGTGCGGCCATGGGGGCCTCCTGGTTGGGGGTGGTGGGCCCTGGGGCCCCTCCACGCGGCGAGCCCCCCGGGGGAGGCCCGCCAGGTGGCGGTGCGTCAGGGCAGGATGGTCGGGCCGGGCTCGGCCAGGGCGGCGAGCCACCACAGGCCCACCACCATGGTGGCGAGCAGCAGGGCGGCCAGCAGGTGGTCGGCCCAGGTGTCGGGGCTACCGTCGCGCATCAGCCGCCCCCACCATCATGCCGTCGAACTTCGCGTAGGCGAGCAGGCCAGCCGGGGGGCACTGCCAGTCCCAGCACGTCGTCACCACCAGTGCGGGCCAGGTGGCCGTCAGGTGGTCGTGCTCGGCGCTTCGGTGCAGGTCCCAGGTCGGCACCCCGAAGGCCGAGCGCAGGCGGTGCACAGCGTCCTGCATGCCCTCGTCCATCACGTGCACCCGCAGGGCGTCGTGGCTCTTGCCGAAGCTCACCACCCGGGTGGCTTCCGGGAGCACCGTGAGCAGGCTCGCCAGCGCGTTGGCAGCGGCCAGGGCGTCGTCGCGTGTCACTTCGCACCTCCCCAGGCCAGGCTGGCCCGCGTGGCATCGGTCAGCCGGTACTTGAAGGGCCGGTGCCCCAGGCGCTCCAGGTGGCCCTGGCGGTGCAGCTGGCCCAGGGCCGTGGAGGCCAGGCAGGTGCCGCTCTTGGTGTTGGTGCCCACCAGGCCCAGGTAGCCGGCCACCCGGCTGGCGTTCACGGCGGGGTGCGTCCGCACGCACTCCAGCACGGCCCGGTTGCGGGTCCCCTCCCGGGGGAGGCGCACCAGGGGCGGGGGCGGGGGCAGGTCCAGTTCGGGGGCCAGGCCCAGGTCCGGCACCGGTGCCCCGTTGACGCCGTGCTTCTCCAGCGCCTCCGCGGCCTGCTCGGTCGGGCAGGGCCGGGTGGCCAGGCCCTGCTGGTGGCTGTCCACCCACAGCAGCAGCTGCGCGTAGCACAGCAGGGCCTCGTTGCTCAGCTGGCGGGGGTCCAGGGCCCGGAGCAGGGTGCTCAGCGCCTTCATCTTCTCGTCGTACATGGCTCGTTCTCCTGTGTTGGGGAGCCCCGCTGCGGGGTGCAGCGGCTCGGGGCCCCCACCATGGCGGGGGCCCCTGGTCGCTGGGGGGCTCAGAAGGGCACGTCGTCCTCGTCATACAGCAGCTGCACGGCCACAGGCAGGCCGCTGTCGGCCACGGGGCCCTGGGGCATGCCCTGGCCCGGGGGCGGGCCCAGGCGGGCCACCTGGGCCACCTGGGCCCGCGTGTCGGCGTCCTGGGCGCAGGTGCACTCCCAGGGCGGGGCCTGGCAGCTATCGCACAGCTTGGCCCGGCCCGGCCCCTCCACCGGCTCGCCCTGGCCACAGGCCGAACAGGTGGGGGTCCCCAGGGGCGCGCGGTAGCCGCAGCCGGAGCAGGCCCGCATGGTGGGGCTCACGCCTCCCCCACGGTCAGCCGGCCCTGCTCCTGGTTGCTCAGCCCCCAGCGCAGCAGCTGGCCACCGGCCCGCTCCAGGCGGTCCTGCTCCAGCAGGTCGTCGGTGCTGATGTGGGCGGCCAGCGTCACGGCCGCCACCGCGTGGCCCAGGGTGTGGCCCGGCACCTGGGGGGCGCGCTCGTGGTCGCCCAGGCTGCGCTGGGCGGCCTGGACGAAGCCCTGGGTCAGCCCCATGCTGCTCAGCCGGCCCTCCAGCAGGGCGTACAGGTCATCCACCTGCACCCCCAGCGCCTGGTCGTACGCCTCCACCAGGCCGCTGGCCCGGGTCCGCACCACGTCCAGGCAGTCGCTCAGCCCCTTCACGATGCGGCTGGGGTCGCCGGTGTGTCGCCAGCGCCAGGTCCCCTCGGGGCTCCAGTCGTGCATGCCGTTGGTGCAGCGCAGCGTGTAGCTCGCCGCGCTGGCCCACACGCTGCGCCGGCCCACACAGCTGTTGCCCACGTCGATCACCGGCACGGGGCGGTTCAGCATCGCCTCGGGCTCCAGGTGCGGGTCCAGCGCCAGCCGGATGCGCATGTCGGTGCCGTTCACGTCGGCCTGGAGCACGGGCAGCTGGCTCCAGCCCTCGCCAGCGGCCAGCATCGCCTCCACCACCTGGAGGTCGTCCACTACCCCGTACGTCTGGCTCAGCACGGCCCGGCACGTCAGCTGGCCGTCCACGCGCACCGTCCGCAGGAGGCTGGGGTCGGTGTGCTCCTGGGCCATGAAGGCCGCCATCGAGAGCTCGGCCAGCTGGCGGCCACGGTCGGCGTCGCGGGCCGTGTCCGCGGCCTCGGTGGTGCCCACCAGGCGGTCGATGAAGCCCAGGCCGTAGCGGGGGAGCACACGGCTCGCCAGCTGGCTCAGGGCGTTCTTGGTCAGCACCATGGGCTCGCCCAGCTGGCCGCCCGTCATGGGGTACAGCTGGTGGGTGCCACCCCGGGGGGCCAGGCGCAGGTGGTGCAGCGCGAGCGGCCGGTAGCAGTCCTCGGGCTCGAGCTTCGCCGTCTGGGCGCGCAGGGCGTCGCGCACCTCTTCCAGGTGCATGGTGTTCGCCGGGTTGGCGAGGTTGGTCTGGTGGCGCAGTGCCACCGGGAGGGTCGTCGTGCCGTACATGTTCGGCTCCTGTGTTGTTGGGGTACGGGCTGGTCAGCCCCTACGCCCCGGGAGGGTAGCCCCCCGGGGCGTCGGTGCCGGTCAGATGCTGTCCGGTCAGTTCGCGGCTTCCGCCATCTCGCGCAGTTCGCTGGCGTCCAGGTAGGCGGGGGGCAGCGTGCCGTCGTGCGCCTTGGCGTACGCCACCCGGAGCACCACGGCCGCCTGGTAGGTGTCCACCACGGCCTTCGCCACGGCCTTCTTGCGGGCCCGGCTGGGGGCCACCCCGCCCAGGCGCTTCAGTTCGTCGCGAAGCTCCTTCACGGCCATGTCCTGGCGCACCTGGCGCACCCACTCGTCGGCTGCCACGGCTTGCTGCATCGGGAGCAGGGCCCCCGGCTGCTTGCCGAAGGCCGCCTGGAAGGCCGCCAGGGCGTCCAGGTCGCGCTCGCTGGTCACCAGGGCCGTCAGGGCCGCCACGTCGGCGTCTGCCTGGGCCTCCCCCACCCGGGGGGCCGTGGTGGCCTGGCCGGCCCGCCTGCGGGCCTTGCGGGCCTTCGTCGGGCTGGGGGTGGCCGCCAGGGTGTCCAGGGCGTCGCCCACGGCCTGGGCGGCCCCTGCTGCGCCGTCCACGGCCGCCTCGGCTGCGGCTGCGGCCGCCTTGGCCTTGCGGCGAGCGCGGTAGTCCGCGGCCCAGGCGGCCTCGGCGGCCTGGCCCTTCGCCTCGGCGTCGGCGTCGGCGGTCAGCACCAGCACCATGTCGGCACCGCTGCCCTGCATCTCGGTCAGGTAGCCGGCCCGGCGCACCGCGCGCACCAGGGGGAACGAGCAGTCGATGTGCCAGCGGCTCTTGCTGCTGTACCGCTTGGGCAGGCCCCAGCGCTCCATCAGGGTGGGGCGGGGGATGGGGCCGCTGGCCTCGTGGAAGGCCACGATCTCCAGGGCCAGCGGCATCGCTGCACTGGTGGTCAGGCGTCCGGCGGGGTGCTGGGTCGGGGTGGCGGTCGTCTTCTTCTTCGCGGCCATGGTGGCCTCCTGTGTTGGGGGTTCGGGCCTGGTCAGCCCCTCCAGGCCCTGGCGGGTGGCCAGGGCCTGGCGGTGTCGTCCAGGCGGGTTCAGGTGGTGGTGAGCACGTCCCCGGGAGCCAGCATGGCGTCCAGGTGCAGCACGCCCCCCCAAGGGGGGAGCCGTCCGCCACCGTGGCGCAGCCGCCAGCGGTAGCCAGCGGCCGTGAAGGCCAGGGGGGCGCGGCCCAGGCCCTGCGCCTTGGTGGCGGTGCCGTCCGCCCGAACCCGGGCCTCCTCGATGCGGTAGGGGTGCTTCCCCACCTGCACCGTGTACGCGCCTCGGCGGCTGGCCCGACGCACGGTGAAGCGCACCCTGCTCCAGTACCGGCCGCTCACGATGGTAGCGCCGTACAGCCCGCGGTCGTCGCGCGCCACCAGCAGGTCACGGCCTCGGAGGTAGGCGGCACAGGCGCGGATCACAGCCATGTCGGTCGTGGGGGGGTACATCACTCCCCCCACTCGGCCAGGCAGCCCATGCCAGCGCGCTGCTCGGCCAGGCGGTTCGCCTCGGCCTCGGCCTCGTCGGCGGCCAGGCTCTCGTCCACCAGCACCTGATACAGGGCCTGGAGCCACACCGCGGGGGCGGTGCGGCCGTTCCAGTCGGCGCGCTTGGCACCGTCCTGTTCGGCCAGGCGGTTGAACTCGCTCACCACCAGGCAGCCCAGGCGGTTGGTGCCCTGGGGCCGCCAGGGGGTGTCGGCGGCGAAGCTCACTGGCTCCTGGGCCTTGCAGCGCAGGGCGTTGAACAGGTCCCGAATGCGGTGCGTGTCGGCGTGCCAGCAGGGCACCCCGTCCACCTCGGCCGCCCGCAGGGCGTCGGCCATGGCCGTTTCGGCGGGGTGCTGGAGCAGCAGGTTGCGGGTCAGGGAGAGGTAGGCGTCGCGGTAGGTCATGGTGTTCGTCCTGTGGGTGTGGGTGGGGTGGTGGGTGGTGCTCAGCGCTCGCGCTGGGCGTGCTTGATGTGCAGGCGGGCCTCGCGGTTCGCGCGGTAGGTGAGCCGGCGGGCCAGGTCGTTGATGCTGGCCTGGCTGGCGTGCTCGCCCAGGTAGGTGCTGGCCAGCAGCTTGCCCGTGGCCGTGGTAGCCGCGTCGTACGCCACGAACCGGCCGTTCTGCTCCCAGGTGTCGCGCCGCTTGTCGTTGCGGCGCGCGGTGCTCTCGCGCTTGCGGGCCCAGCCACGGCCCAGGGCGTTGGTGCGCAGCAGGTGCGTCAGGCCGGGGTAGGCGGCTTCGGCCTCGGCGCACATGTTGTCGGCCCACTCCGCAAGGGGCGTGCGGGTGCGGGTGGTGCGGGTGGTGCGTGCCATGGTGGTGTCCTGTGTTGGGGTGGTGGGCCTGGCTGGCCCTTCCAGGGCAGCGGTGTGGGCCGCTGCCCTGGCCGTGTCGGCCAGGCGGGGGTGGGGGGCTACGCGGCTTCGGCCAGGGCCAGGGCGGCCTGGCGCTCGGTGGCGCTGGCGTCCAGCAGCAGGGCCGCAGCGGCCAGCGTGGTGCCGTACACGGCGGCGATGTTCAGAAGCTCGATGGCGAGATCGGTGATGGTCATGGTGTCGTCCTGTGGGTGGGGGTGGGGGTGAGCCTGGCGGGCTCGTCCAGCCTCCAGCCGGGGGGCTGGGGGCTGGCAGTGCGTGCCAGGGCTGGTGGGCTCAGCTGGCCTCCTCGGCGGCCCGGCGAGCCTTGAGCTTCGCCACGGCGTCCAGCATCGCTCGTTGGTGGCTCCCGATGCGCTTCCGAACCGGGGTGTAGGCGTTGCACACGCCGCAGCGCCAGTACCCGTGGGCACGGTGGAAGGTCACGCTGTGGATGCCGCAGTCGGCGCAGGTGCCGCGCTTCTTCATCTTGGCCATGGTGTCGTCCTGTGGGTGGGGGTGTTCCGCTATGCAGCGGGGTGCGCGCACCCCCCGGCTGTCCAGGGGATGCGCGCCGTCTCGGTGCACAGTGTTCAGCAGCCTTTCGCCTTCGCCAGCGGCCGGGTGGGGCACAGTGTCCGTCCCGTCCAGCGCTCTGCGATGGTGCCTCCCTGCGTCCCGGCGTCTTGCCTCGGGGGGGCTGGCTGCGTTGCGATGTCAGGGAGCGGGGCGGCCAGGGCATCCCCCGTCCGCACTCAGACAATGGCATGGCGTTGCATGGCGTGCAACACCTTTCAGATCCCGAACCTGCGCTCGCGCAGTTTTGTGTATTCATCACTACAACGTCGTAGTGCCCTCGCGCGGGGGCAACATCCTTGTAGGTGCGCGGCCACGCGCGACACCGTTGCACACCCTGCAACGCCTGTGATACCCCTGTGGCCAGGAGGCCCCATGCCCACACCCCCCAGCCACGTCCGCGCGAACGTGCGAGCCATCCTGGCGCACCTACCCCCCACCCTGGCCACCACCCGCCAGATGGGTCGGCTGCTGGGGTGCGACAGCAGCACCGCCTGGCGCTATGCCAAGGGCACCGTCACCCCGGGCTGGGGGGTGCTCCAGCAGCTGGCCAGGTGGGTGGGGGTCACCCCCGGGAGCCTGCTCGACACCCCGGTGCCGGTGGCTGCACTGTGCGAGCTACGGGCGAACGGGCCGACGTAGCAGCCCACGACGTTGCCCCGTGTCGCACGTTTGCAGCCAGGTGCACGCTTGCCCAGCCGCGAGCCGACACAGCGACAGGGGCCAGCGTCATGGCCGACGAGCCCTATTCTGCGACACGGCCGACTCGCTGGCTTGCCGGTGTGCTGGCGCACCTCCCCCTCGCCGAAGGCGACAGGGGGCATCCTCGTGGCCGTGTGGGGGTGTGCAACTTCTGCGCACAGCGCAACATCGCCCAGGCCGGGCTGGTGCCTTCCGCGGTGTTGGCATGGCAACACCTGGGGCCGAACCAGGCTCAGGCGGCCCGGCGCAGGGCCTCGCGGGGGCGGCCCACCACGGTGAGCGACCGGTAGGTCAGCACGCGCACACCGACGCAGGCCCGGGGGTCGCCGCCATGGGTTCGCGAGCCCCCGCCACGCGCGCCGATGACGAGGCCAGGGGCCAGCACCACCATCACGTGGCTCACCGGGCTGCCGTAGAAGGCCAGGTCCCCCAGGCGCTCCTGACCGCTATCCACCGGGTCGCACAGGTTCGCCAGGTCCACCGCTCGGCGGTCGGGGTGGCTGGGGTGCAGAAGGCCCAGGCGCACCAGGGCACCCTGGGCGAAGCCTGAACAGTCGTAGCCGGGAGCCGGCCAGGGGGTGCTGGGCTCGCCAGCCCCCCACCTGTAGGGGATGCCCACCGTCGCCAGAAGCTCGCGCACCTGCTGGCACGCCAGGTGCTGGAGGTTCAACAGCGCCACCATCGCCTCCCCCGGTGCGCGCCCCAGGCCAGCCCGAAGGCGACCACGACGAAGCTCCCGGCCGCAGCCAGGGGCCACAGCACCAGTTCACTCACCGTCGGGGTCCATGCTGTCGCGGGCCTCCAGCACCAGGCGCTGGGCCTTGTGCTCGCGGCCGACGATGCCATCGGGGTTCGCCAGGGCAAGCTCCTGGGCCACGCCCTGCACCAGAGCCAGGAAGGCCGCCTCGGCCACCTGCTCCCACTCGTCCTGAGTCACGAAGAAGCCCCCGTCGCTGCGGGCCTCCATGCTGTCCGCAAGCTCGTGCAGGGCGTCCAGCATGGCCCCCTTGAAGCCGCTGCGCACCAGGCGCACGACCTTCACGATGGGGATGCGCAGCAGCAGCTTCGCGAGCTTCACGGCCATGGGGTGCCTCCTGGCGAGGCCACAGGGTATCACCCCGCGGGGCGGGGCTCCAGGGGGTGCAGCTGTCGGCGCACCTTCTCGCGCAGTACCAGGAGGTCGTCGTGGGCCTGGGCCAGGGCCAGGCGAAGCTCCAGGGGGTCGGCTGCGGCCAGGGCAGCGCAGGCAGCCACCATCCTGGGGGCACGATGACAGGGGGAGCAGGGCTGCGCGCAGCCCTGGCACTGCGACTTCTTCATGGGGACACCTCGGTCGGGCTGACGCCTAGCTGGAGCAGCAGCCAGGTGGCCCCGCCCCCAAGCAGCAGCAGCAGGGCCTGTTGGACCCCAGGGGCCTCCCAGACGCGCACCAACCATTGGTGGCTGCGCTCCTCGCGGGTGGCCAGGGCCAGGGCCTCGCGCTCCTCGCGGGCCGCCTCGCGCTCCTCGCGGGCCGCCTCTAACTTCGCGATGGCCTCCAGGGCAGCTGTGGCCCGCTCCAGGGGCGGCCCGCGTTCGTCCACCACGCGCTCTACCCTGTCCATGCGCTGGCCGTTCCCCTGCACCTCGCCGCGAAGCTCCACCAGGCTGGTGGAGATATCTGTGATGGTGCCCACCAGGATCGCCAGGCTGTCGCGGGGGGCCGACACCTACACCTCGCGCCACAGGCTGATGATGAGCCAGGTGGCCGTGGCTGGCACCACGAAGGACAGCCAGCCCAGGAAGCGCGCGCCCCAGGCGACATCTTGCACCCACGGGGCCAGGGCAGCCGCAGCCACCACCACCCCCAGGCCCGCAGCCGTCGCAGCCGTCGCGCGGTTTCTGGCAGCGGCCGGGAGGCTACGGCCAGGCTGCGCAGCCAGGCGCAGGAACAGCACGGCCGCATAGAGCAGGAGCAGGGCACCGCCAGTCAGGTTCACCAGCCAC